ATCTTCTCTTGGTGGTGATTTAATATTTCTGAATGATAATACATCGTCTAATTCTAAAATAAATATATATGATATAAAGGATGATAATTGGATAGAAAATACAGGATTAACATGGGATGGTATTAATATGAAACCTGTATATAATTATATTAATGGAATGCTCAAAATATCAGATGCAAATTTTCAATCAGGCAATAAAAGTAAACTTTTCTATTATCATAATTTAAAACATCATGTTAGAGATGATATATTATCACAACCGCCTTCATTAATAACAAGCACAAGTGGAAATGGTGAAGAAATTGCTCAAAAATTTGATGCATTAAAATATATAAATGATATTACTATGGATGGAGCACATCAATATTTTGATGCGGATACTGAATCAAATTGGCCTTTAGATATGACTAGAAAAGTTATTAGTTATTATAATCCAGGTTCTGATAATATAAGTGGAGTTCTACTTGATAATGCTTCAACTCCTGTAGTATTAACATCAACTAATACCTTCACTGCTAATCCATTTTATTTAACTTGGGCTGGTGCAGCAACTGGTAGTGGAGATGCTGCAACAACAGATATGCAAACAACTGTTGCAGCGTATTCCTCTGGTAGTATTTCAAGAGTTAATTTTAAATTTTTATATAAATTTCAAGCTTTAGATGAGTTTTATCCAACTGCTTCTTATACTGGTAATAATTTTAATGTAGCATACGTTAGAATGCCATATTTTATTATTACTGTTGGAAAAAGAACATCTGGCGGTACAGATGTATTTAATGAAGCAGATGGTGTTCCGACAGCTACAGATAGAAAGAATATAAGCCTTGGAGATGCGGATACTGTTTATAATGTATCAAATTCTAAAGAAGCTATAGTTAAAACTTTGGATGGTGAAGAATATAATGGAGAAACATCTGGAACATTGCAAGATGATATATGGAGTGATGCTTCAATGTTGTTTATTGGGCCTTCGTCTGCAAATAGGACATATGCTTTTAAAGAATTTGAGGCAGAAGTATCTTTTGAAGATGGTGAAATTGAAGTAACTGATGATATGATAGCAAGAATCCAAATAGTTTATCCAAGTAATAACGCACAGGGGCCAGGTAGCACTCAAGTAACATTAAGAGATTTTATGATTGAAGAAGGATATACAGCAGGTAATGGAACTTCTCTTACAGGACAAACAGCAAGATATGATTATATTGACTTCTCTAATATTGACGTAAGTTTCAGAGCAACGAATTGGACTGTTGTTTTAGATGGATTTAATTCATCTGATAATACAGGAACAAAAGTTAATTATACATTTGATACTCCAACAGAAACAGCATTTGGTTGGGGAGAAAGAGTTTTTACAAGTGCAATATCTTCTGTTAATATATTTGATGAAGAATCTCATTTAAAAGTTAATGAAAGTTATATTGGTGGTACTATATCAGATAATCTTTCAACAGCAACTTCTTCTATATTATCAGGTCAATCTCCAGATGTTACAGTATATATTGGATTTGATGTAGCTCATGATGATTATAGAAAAGAATTAAAGTATTATATGAAAGATACAAATTCTGATATTTGGTATCTACAATTTTATGTTAATTTAGAAAAAATGCAAATATATTCAACCACCTCTAATTATAAAACAAATGGAATAAAAAATTATACAAGTCAATGTTATACATTCACAATTCCAAGAGAAAGGATTTTAAACTTTAATGAAGTAGATAGTTATGAATCTCAAACACTTCTTCCTGATACTTTAAAGGCTAGTGAGCTTGTATGTGATTATAAAACATCAATTGTTGCTAATAGTAGATTATATGTAGGGAATATAAGACAAGATGGACAAATATTCCCTGATAGAATGATTAAATCTCCTGTTGGAAAATATAATATATTACCAAAAAGTAATTTCATAGATGTTGCTATTAATGATGGAGATGAAATAACAGCATTAGAATATTATAAAGATAAAATAATCCAATTTAAAAAGAATAAAGTATTTGTAATTAATACATCTGGTGATTATGAATTTTTAGAAGATACATTTGATAATATAGGAATTGAATATCCATATCAAACTACAAAAACTCCATATGGTGTTGTTTGGGCAAATCAATCTGGTTTACATTTATATAATGGTGAAAATTTAGTTAATTTAATTCAAAATAAAATACCTAATAATTCAAAAGATTCTTTAATAGGTGGTAATTATTGGAGATTTGATAATGACCCTNATTCAAATTTTAAACCTCTTGTAGGATATGATTCATTAACTAAAGATATTGTTGTAAAATTAGGAGTTACGACACTTGCTAATGGAGCAATTCCAGATGGATATATTTATAATTTAGAATCCGAATCTATGTATATGACATATAAAGCTTTCGCAGGTGTTGCTAAAAATGCAAATAATCCTTATTTTAGTAATTTTTCGTCAGATTCAAAAGGAAACTTAATATCTTATGCATATGCAAATTCATCTGAAGCTTCAATTGATTATGGTATTAATGATATACTTAAATGGCAACATACAGAGGGGAATGATATTGATTTATCTACTCAAAAAGGTGCTCCAAGTAATGAAAGAAATGCAACAAATGTATATGCATCAACCAAAGATTTTACCTTTGGAAATATAACTTCTAAAAATAAAATATATAAAGTTTATATAACTTATAAATCAGAAGATAAAGATGGAAGTGCGACAGATTCCAAGATTTTAATTAAATATAATACTAATGGAGCTAGCGGTAGTTTTACTGAAACATTCTCAGATAATAGTACAAATTATTCCGCATCAACTGGATTTGCATCAGCAGAAAATTGGACTACTGCTATTTTAAAACCATCTTCATCAATAAATAATATATATTCAATACAATTTCAATTATCATATACAGCTGCACCTAATACATTTCCAGCACCTAATTTTAAAATTAATGATATATCAATAGTATATAGAGCAAAGCGTATTAAATAATGGCTAATTTATTACATAGTAAAGGCTCAAGAACACAAATATATAAAACACTTCCTTCGAGTTTAGTTGGTAATGATGGAGATATTATATTAGCTCAAATACAAGGAAGAGGAGTATACCTTTGTTCTAAAGTTAATGGTAGATGGTATGTATCTACTAAAATGGAAGAATTGCGTAAAATTGAAAAAACATCAGTTAAAGACCTTAAAGTAGATAGACTTAAAATAAATGATATGACTATAGGAGATAATATAGTAGACTTTGGAGCAAAAGCACTTGGATTTACTCAATTTGAACCAACTTATAATGCAACAGATACAAATGTTTATTTTTCAAGAAATAGTAATAAATCATTTTTTACTTTTGGCAGTGGTAGTATAACTGATTTAAACTTATATTTTCCCAATGTATCTTGTAGCTGTCTTCTATTATTAAAACAAGATGGTAGTGGTAGTAGAACAGTCACTAATTGGAAAACTTTTGACCATGCAGATGGAAATGAATCAACAGTTCTATGGGCAGGTGGTTCAGCTCCAACATTAACAACAGCAGGAGGTAAAGTAGATATGATTTCTATTTATTGGAATAATGATAGAAGTAAAGCCTATGGCTCTGCTATATTAAACTTTTAGATGGATTTAAAGAATTTGTATATGAAGGAAAAATGTAATATATTAAACAGTAAAAATTCAAAGGAAAAGGAGTAGTATATGGAAAATCCATATCAATTAGCAAATATAGAATCTGAAAGAATTAAATCGGCATTCGGCTCTAGAGGTCAAATTCAATCTGGAAATATAGCAACAGGCATTAAAAAAGGTGATATGCGTGAAAACTTAGAAGAATTAATAAAACAAGCATCAGATAAACCATTTAGTATTCTTAATTTGATACCTGGGATTGGTTCAATTAAAGACTTGATAGATAGAAGAAAAGGATATAAAGATGCTAAAGGTATTCATGGAAAATTTGGCAAGACTTTCTTAGGAAGGCAATCTGGAGATTTTTTAGAACAAATGAAAGATGTCCAAGTAAGTCCATTAGAATTTGGTCAAAATATTCTTGGGGATATAATGACAGGTGATGTAATGGGAGATATGTTTAGTGGTATGTTCAAAAAAGGAACTCCTCTTAAATCTTTAATAGAAAATATAAAAGGAATGGATTTTGAAGAAGAAGGAGGTAAGTTTGAAAAGCTTGCAGCTATTCAAAAATTATTATCATCCTTTGGAGGAAGATAATAATGGGTGAAATAGAGAGTATTTTACAAAGTTATTTTGGTGAAGGAGCATCTCTTGATACCTTAACAGATTATCAGCCGACTGATTGGATGCAAGCTATATCAGAGAAGTTTGGTATAGATATAGAAAATTTAGATGAATCTATGTTTCCTGGGATTTCTGAATCTTTAATTAAATCATCTAAATTTGCAACATATGCACCAGGAATGGAGTCTGGGACTCAAAGTGCTTTAACTAATTTATTAAATCCATTAAAAGGTAAAAAATCAGAACAAGCTCAGGGAGGATTTGCAGGTAGTTATGGAGCAAAACAATATAAAAAGAAAATTACTGATGCATATGGAAGAGATGTTGCACCTATTATTGGTTCAGCAAGAGAAAAACAATTACACGCAGGTAGTTCTATTTTAGACCAAATCCAATCCTATGTACAAACAGGAATGGATGTAAGATATGGATAAGGAGATTTAATGGGATTAGAAGACTTTAAAAAAAGAAACCCAGTAACACAAGCTGAAGGATGGATGGAATTAATTAGTTCCATTCAATCAACTAATAATATTAAAATAAATAATGATTTAGACCAAATAACTACGCTTGATACTACTATAAATAAAACTAGCGACCCTGATGTAATTAATAATTTAGTTTCAGTTATACAATCTGATAGTACCAACTATAATGAACCCATCACAAAAGCAGCAAGTAGTAATGTTGTATCTAATGCAACGAATAGAAAACAAACGATTGAATTTTATCATAAACAAATTGATGATATGTCAAAAAAATATGTAGGTGCAGGTGGAATAAAGGGTATACAAGATTTAGATAAAAATGATTTTAAATTTTATGATTATGATTATATATCAAGCGAATTAAATAAAGTTAGAGATTTTAAAAATATATTTACAGATGAAAGTTATGATATAAATAGTTATAACAATCAAAATATAAGAACCTCTCAACTAAAAGATAGAATTGGGAAATATGAAGAAAAGCTTTTAGCAGGGCTAGAGGCAGTAAGAGGCGATAACCTTATAACTGATAATGAATTAATATATGTAATAACTGGTGATGCAGCAGGATTAAAAGCTGCAAGAACATCTAAATTAGCATCACTTACTAAAGTAAAAAATTCTGGTAATAGAGCTATAGCGGCTATTAAGAGCAATGTAGCAAAGATGCGTGGATGGGCAGTTAAGGCAGGTATAACAGAATCAAGGGGTAAATCTTCAACAGCATTTACAGATTTTAATATGCAAGATTATATTCTTAAAACAGACAAAGGTTTAAGTAACTATGAAGGTCTTAGAAAACTTTATAGTGAACAATATAATAATATTAATTTTAACTCAATAGAACTTGGTAAAGATGATAAAGGTGACCTTCTTTTAGACGAAGAAGAATATATTAATCAACAAATTGAAGTTGCTATGCTTACAAATCCAAAAGTTCTTTTAGATTCATGGCTAGATGAAATTGCTGCATATGAATTTAATAATCAAAAAATTGATTTAGAAATAAAAAAATGGGGTGGTACTAATTTAAGTGGATTTGATAAAGATTCATTTGAATCAAAAGAAAAAAGCATGTATAATACTGTGTTTAATGTTGTTAAGCCAGAAACTCCAAATAGTATAGAAGAGCTTCCTCTTGATTTAGTTTCTACTGATAAAGGTTATTATTCTCAAAAAACTGGGAAATATTACGATAGAAATAAAGTAGATGAGCTTCTTTCTAATTTTTAAAAATTAAGAGATAATGCCTAATACTCAAAACGAAAATAAAGATATTTATATAGAAGGAGATAAAAAAACTCGTTTAGTAGATTGGATGAGAAAAGAATTTCCAGATATAACTTCAACTATAAAACAAGATAGTTCAGTCTACAAACTCGCACAAGAATACTATCCAGATTATGAGTATGAATCTTGGGATGAAGATGAGCATAATTATGATTACAATTCAGATGCTTTTAGCGTAGATACATCCCCTGATACTTTAAATTCTTTTGAATTTTCAGATACTAATGTTCAAAATTTAGTAAGTCAAATATCAGATTCGGATAAAGTAAAAATAATAGAAGAGCATAAAAAAGACCCTAATCTTAATATATGGGATATTCTTCCAACTTCAACAGGTAGACAGATTGGGAAAGTATTATCTTTAACTGAATTTGGGGATGAATTAAATAAATACTGGGGTGATAATATTGCAAAAATAGGAAATATTCAATTAGGCGATATTGCTATGCATGCAATGTCTGATGAAAGAAAAAAAAGCCTCCAAAGACGAATAAATGAATCGACTGCTGGTCTTTCCTATAGAACTAGAAATGATGGAGAAGATAAATATAAAATAGATGATATGCCTGTTGAAATGGGTGGAATGGAACAATATAGCCCAGGAGTTAGAGAAAATCTTGTTAATCAAGTTTTATCTTTATCAGTAGCAGACGTTGCTTCATTTTATATAGCAGGAAATATAATGAAAGCAGTTAATCCAAAAGTAGGTTCAACAGTATTAAAGGCAGTTGAAAATAACAAAATTTTTCAATGGATGGCATCAAGAACTCCTGAGTTTATTACAAAAACATTACCTAATACTAAAGTAGGTTTAATGGCTAAAAATACTATATTTAAAAATTTTGACAAATATAAAGCTGCTGACCAAATGTTTACTATTAGCCAAATAAATGGTATGGTATTCTCTTATCATGGAGCAGTCCAGTCTCATCATGACCAAATGTTTGGTCTTGGTAAATATAAAGACAAAAAAGATGGAACTGTTAATCTATGGGATATGAGCCTTGATATGGGTAAATATTATGCAGAAGGAGTTGCAGTTGGAAGCATTGTTGGTTGGACAAATAATATATTTGATTCTGCTTTTAAATATACAAGTAGTCTTGTTAGAAAAAATCCAAGTAAAATAAATATGGTAAAAAATGCAGTAGCTAGTCCTCCTACTAAATATGCATCTCATGGTATAACATATACAACAATGCCTCTTCTATGGGATAAAGAAAGAAGAAAAACATACATTGATAAAAATGGAAATATAAACTTTAGTAAATATTGGGCTGATGTAACTGTTATGGGTGGATATTCTCTTGTTCTTGTTGGTGCTAGTCAATCGATTGGAAATTTAGGAAATGCAAAAAGATATGCTTTCGAAGAATCAAAACTTGGTAAAAAGTACGTTAATTATAAAACTTTAAGGCTAAATAAAGAAGAGACAAAAATTTTAAGAAAGAAATGGATAGAAACTCAACAAGCTTCAGCTGGAAAAGGTAAAAAAGATGTTACTTTTGAAGATTGGGTTAAATCTCTTGATAAAGGACAATTGGCTAATTTAATGAAAGGTAAAGCTAAGGTATCTGTTAATTTATGGGAAAAATTAACTTCTAATATTGGATTTCGACCTAAAATGCCATGGGAAAGAAATGCTAAAATATTTTCAGAACCATTGCCAGATAATATAAACTTACCTAAAGTATTAAAAAATATTAAGAATGATTTAAAAGGAGATATAGCTTATGAAAATAATAAAAAAACAAATGTAAATCTTCAATCTAATCAAGCTAAATTATTAACAGAAAGCTTAAATAATGTTTCTGCTGATTTAAAAGGTAAAGTTCCTTATGAATTTTTTGAAAAAACTATAACTGATTTAAGCGAATCTGTTGATATGGGTGATGGATTAAAATCCATTTATGATATAGCAAATAAATCATTAGAAATAATAGATAGAATATCCATAAAAAATGATAAAGGTGAGGTTATAGGAGTTAATAATGGAAAAGCAACAGATGATGATATATTCTTTTTGCAAGCATATGCTCCTTCTGTTATACCAGCTTATCAAGGATATAGAGATACATATCTTAATTCAGATGAAGGTCAAGAGGCTTATATTACAAGATATGAAATTGAAAATAACGTTAAGCTTAATGACAAGCAAAAAAAATTATTAATAGATGTGGCAAAATCTCAAAATGAACAATTAGATGAAATAAGAGATTATTTAAATAGAACAAAACTTGAAGGATTTGGAGAGAATGAACAGCCTTCAATTAAAAATAAAAATAATAAAGCTTCTTCTGCTGCCAAATATGAAAAAGTAATATTACTAGATGAAAATGGACTTCCTATTAATGGAGAAGTTTTATCATTAAATAAATCAGAAGCAGATAAATTAATAGACTTAAAAAGAGCAATGAAAGTTTCTTTTGCAAAAAATAATAATATTCCAGTTGGCAATTCTCAAAATAACAGCGTTGGTGATGATAGTAGATTAGCTAAAATAGAAAAAATGTTAAAAAGTGGTACACCAGCAAAATTAGATACACAAATATCAGAAGCACAGCACGTTCAATGGATAGATGAGCTTGAAGCTGATGTTAATCCTATAACATGGAAAACTGAAAGCATTGGAAATAATGTTCTTCAAATAAGAATTGAAAATATTGTAGATAAAAAAAATAACAGAATAATTCCAGATAGGATTATAGAAGGAATTAATGATGTTATAGATATTAAGGTTATTTCTCAATTACCAGAGAAAACTTTACTTGAAATGAAAAAGTTTAATATAAATAGATTATTAATTGATTCAGGTAAAGATAGTTTTAGTGAAATTACAACAGATGATATTGTAGATTATTTTAATGAAAGAATAGCTAATAAGAAAAAGAAAAAGTATACACCTACTTTAAGTGATGATGAAAGAAGTTCATTTTTTAGATTTTTTGAAACTTTAGAAAAAAAGGGTGCTATTATTGAAAATCCTTATGATAAAAATGATAAAAGAATAATGGATTTTGCGAGTGATTTTAATGATTTAAGACCTATATATAAAAAACAAAATGTAGGAATTGTTGATTTTTTCCAAAATATTTATAAAATGAAAGATATAGCAAGTAGTATTAAAAAATTAAGCAATATTAAAAATCTTGCTGAAAAAGATATAAAAGATTTAAAGAAAATTAGTAAAGAAACTAAAATACCTTTAAAGGCTTTAAAAAATGATAAAGGAAGGCTTTCTACTGTTTTAGACCTTTTTTATAAAAGTCCTATAAGAGACCAAGAAATTAATGCTATTAAACCAACTGATATTTTTAAGCATGATGATGGAACATGGTATATAGATTTACGTTTACCTAGAAAATTGGGCGGCGGAAGAAAAAAAAGAGGTACTCCAAGAGCATTACCTATTCCTGAAGATTTAGCATTAAAAATAATTAATCACGGAAAAGAACTTCAAATGATGCAAAAAGAAATATTTCCTGATTATGCTGGTTTAGTAACAAAAATTCTTCAGTCTACTCTTGGAACAAAATCCACAGCAAAAGAATTTAAATCACAACTTAAACAAATAGCTGAAAATCAAGCTGGATTATTACCAGATGCCGCTTATCAATTACCTGTCCAAGGAAGTGTATTAATAGATGAAAAACAAATGTATGGTATTCTTGCTGGGCACGCAACTAAGGCTGATGATAAAATAACTAAATTTTATATTGAGCAACAAAATCTTACTGATTTCTTTGAAATAGCAAAGCAAGTAACAGACAAGGTTAATAAAAGAATTGATGCAATATTAAATCCACCTAAAAGCAATATTCCAGTTGTAGTTCCTTCTAAGCCTCAAACTCCAGTAGCAGGAAAAATTGTTGGGAAAGTTTTAAGTAAAAAACCTCCTAAATTAGGTTTGTCAATTGAGGATATTAAAGGAAAATCAGACAAACAAATTGTTCAAAAAGTAGCAGATTCTAATCCTCCAAAGGTATCTAAAACATTTTTAAAAGAATATAGAAAAGCAATTATAAAAGAATTTAACAGACAAAGTGTTGGCATGAGTGTTACAAATAAAGAAGAATTTCTTCTATATTATGCTGATAAAGCAAGTATAAGTAATTTTACTGAATTTAACCTAAAAGAAGCAACATATGAAGAATTAATAGCATTTTCAAAAGAAATATTAGTAGGAAAACAAGAGGTTATTGAACAAAAGAAAATTAAATCAAAAATACTATCAATATTAGATAAAGCTGATGCATTGGCAGATAGAGCTAATATATCAATGGATGAAAGAAAAGATATATTAAGATTGAAATTTAGAAAAACAAGTAAATTTTCACTTACTTTAGATGAAGCAAAGGAATATTTAACAGAAATGGCTTTAAATCAAGATGCAAGAGAAGTTGGAGTTTGGAGAGGGACTCCGATAGATGGAGATACATTTTCAGAACTTGCTAGTAAGATAAGTGTAGGAAAAGCTGCAAGAATGACGAATATACATGGTGGTCAATTTAAAGCTGTTATGACTACTCTTGAAGATAAGTATGGAATAAAAGGAGCTAAAGATTTAGCACACAGAGCTCTTAATCATGTTGTATGGGAACATGAAGTTCAGAATTATTTAACTCAGTTTGAAACTGAAGCTTTTCGTGCTTTAGCTGATAATAAATTAACATTTAACCCAAGGCAAGTTGCTGGTAAATACAATATTGGAAAAAGAAAATTTACTAAAATAAAAAAACATCTATGGTGGTTACAAGAAGACCAATGGTTTGGTCTTAAAAAATTTGTAGAAACTTATCCTGAACAAAAAAATGTTGTGAAGATTTATAATGATGCAAAAAAGTTTATGGATAAAATTTATGATAAAAAAGGTGTTTTAAGAATAGATACTCCTGAAAGTTATGTTGCAAGGGCTTGGTATAGAATGACAAATAGAATAAAAGAGTCTTATATAAGAGGTTTAAAAGCAAATATGACTGAAATGCAATATAAAACTTTTATGAAAGAACATGGTATTAAATGGATAGAAAAAACATTTTATATGTCTAAATCATTAAACTCTGATTTTATAGCAAAAGCAAATTTAACTACAATGTCTTTACAAAAAGAACTTGATAAAAATATAATTCCATTTGCTACCGATAGAGCTTATGAAAAACATGGTAAAGGCGCAACCTTAGAACAAATAGAAGCAGAAAAAGATGCTGCTAAAATAGAGATATTAAATACTCTTGCTATATCAATGAAATACAATTCTCCTTCTAAAACAAAAGCAAGATACCTTCTTGAAAGAAAATTAAACTTACCTCCATTTTTATTGATAGAAGGAAAACCTGTTCAAGTTTGGGATACATCTTATGATACTATTGGAAACAAAGGAGTAGCAGGTCAAGGTAAAGTATCTGCAACAATAAGATGGTTTCCTGAATTTGCTGATTTAAAAGGATTGCCTGGAAATTTTAAAAATATGCCTAAATTAGTTGCAGAATTACATTTAAAAGCTCCAAACGAACAAACTAAAATAATTGCAGACTATATCAAGCAAATGATTCATTCAAGAATTGGAATAAGGAATATAAATATGCCTTATTATCCAAAAAAGACATTGGGATATGTGGCTCAAACTATGCATTTTTTAAATAAATCTTACTTATCATGGTATACGTCTGCTCTTAAAAATGCTGGACTTGGAACTACTATGAATGTAAATATATGGAGTGACCAAGCTAAAGATTTAGCAGTTAACATGGCAAGAGCATTAGACTTTGAAACAAGGCTTGATGCAAAAGGAAAAGGATTAATATCTTTAGCTCTTTCTGCTATAGAAACAGAAGGAGCTTTAGCAAACGTAAAAATTAATGATTTTTTATTTAATCTAGGTGGATTTCAACAATCAGAAGTTTTTACAAGACTCGTTTCTGCTTTAATGGCTTTAGTTGATTCTCCAAAGATGGTTGATGTTTTACAAAAATCTCCTATTTTAAATTATAAATTACCTGCTTCTTCTATTGCAAAAGGTTCTCCTATTGAGCTAATAAATGTTATTAATAAAGCAACTGAAATTTATGATTTAAATGATGAAGAGATATATTTAGCCCAAAGATATGGTCTTAATAGCCTTGATGCAAGTCAATATTTAGGCGATAGAGTATCAGCAAAAAGATTTGACATCACTCAAAAATCAGATATTGTAACTTTTGAAGGTAAAACATTAACATCAGCATATGATATTGCTAATGAGATTTCAAAGCTTAATGAACTTCATCAAAAAATAATAACAATGGCTCATATAAATTCTCAAGGCGCAACAGCAGAAGTTTTACAACATCCTATATTTTTAAACCCATGGGCTGGTGGAGCATTTCAGTTTCAAAAAATGGCTGCTTCTCATGTTTTCAATATGATGAAAATAATTAGAATGAATAAAAAGAATAAAAATTTAATACAAGCTGGGCCATCTCTTTTAAAATTGGCAGGAACTGCCACAGCTGGTGCTGGATTTACTGGTTGGGGTCGTGTAACACTCGCTATGCTTCTAAGAACAGCCGCCAATGAAGGAGAACTTGACGATAAACATTGGAAAATAATGTTGAGATATTTAATCATAGGAGAATGGCTTTCTCTTGCTACTCCTGCTTTAAAAATTTTTAAAGGTGAAATGCCACAAGCTTCAGATTTTGTTCCACTTGTTCCTTATGTAAAAGCATATGAAGTAATGGCTTCAATCTTTGATATAGCAAAAGGAACTGCTAGTAAACTTGGTTTAAAAATGTCAAAAGGAACTCCTCTTCAACAACAAATTTTATATAAAAAACTTCCTATGCACAATTTAACAGATTTGGTTTTAAATACACAATATTTTGTTAAGAATGTTGTTAAAATGTATACAAACATTAAACACCCTTATAATATTCTTCAGGAAGATATAAAGAATTTTGAAAAAATATTTCTTCAATCAACACCAACTACAAAAGCTAATATAAAATCTCCAGGGATAGCCACTCCTTATAATTTCGCAGTTTCAAAATCTTTTAATGAAAGCGATAATATTGGAGAAATTACAGAGAGAATGATTGAAAAGTATGAAGTTCATTATACAGGATATAAAGCGGCTGGAAAGACAGACAAAGAAGCAGAGAATCTAGCATTAATCCAATGCGAAGATTTGCTTAACAAGCTATGTCCTTTGTCAATAGGAACAGATAGAGATGGAAGAGTTACAAATTTATCTCTAGATGAAGAATTTCTTTTATTTTTAACAAAAAGAGCTTATAATCAAATGGAAAAAGGGATTATTAAAACAAAAGACCCTTTAATCTATGTTAAAAAGGTATTTAAAGGAGNAGACGAATATAAAGTAAAGAGAAATACTGTTGTAGATACTTTAAGATTTAAGTTAAGAAAGAACTATAAAGATAAAGATTATGTCCAAAAATTACATAATATAAAAAAATCAAACTTAAAAGAATTAGGATTTATAACAGATAAAAATGGAAAAACAATTCTTGACCCAAGAATAAAAAAAGCTCTTGATGATTTTATAGAATCAAGAAAATAAATCCTTAATTGGAAGTAATACCATCTGACTTGCATTAAAGTCTCCCCCCATGACCATCTTTAAATTACCGCTTTTTTGGAGCTTTTTTATCTTACCCCTAAGTTGGTCTACCTTAAGTATGAATCCGCCCTCTATGACCCCTTTATGAGACAATAAATGTATCCAAACACTTGATTTTGTCGTAGAAATGCCTGATGGCTTACCTTTATACCTAATTTCAATGGCAATATTCCCAGTAGTTTTCCAGATGTCTCTTTCTGTTTTTATTTCCATTTTGGTGTTTCCTTCAAACAAATCTTTTGTGAAGTCCTCACCAATCTTTCCAAACAACATATCTTCTTTTACATGTAAATCATATTCTTTACAATATCCCTCTGCTAATGGCATCCAAACACCCTCTCTTTCTATCATTGCTTCACCACCACCCAATTTATATATGTCCATCATTTTAACCAATGAAATAAAACATAAATAAAATAATTATCTTGTCCAGTACCCACAATGCTATTAATAATGTTAACTTATTGTTCTGATTCACTTAATTCATATTCCCCTTTGAACCAACTATTTCTCCAATCACTTAGCGCTTTTGCTTTTTGATTCTGCTTATATCCTGCCTCTAACTTCTTTTTTCTTCCAGTATTTCTACCCTTTCCACTCATTTTTATAAATCTGCATTTCTTATAATTATAAGCCATTATTTTTCCTTTATTAATTTTAAACAATCATTTTCTTTATCTATAATAATTCTAATAGGTTCATTTAATTTCCATTTCATTTTTGTCCATATATGAGGTGGAAGACTAACTTGGTAACTATTAGTGGTAGTCATAACATTTGATGTAGACCTTATAAAACCCTTATAATCTTTATTTTTTAAGTTATTTTTCATTTAATCTCCTTATGTCTTCGTATTTTTGACATTTTTTAGTTAATCGTGTTATTTTCTTACCATCTTTTTCTATCGTTTCATATTCTATAGATAAATGTGAATATAATTCATCAGTTTCTTTTTTTAATGGTTTGTTTTTTCTATTTATATAATCAAAAAACTCAGTTGCTCTCATTAAAATATTCTCCTTTCGCATAATGTACTATTAATATTGCATCTGATGTTTTAAGTGTTACTCTTTTAATATCAGGATACAATTCTTTTGCCTTTTCTTTTAACCATCTTTTTCTTACATCTCTTTTTAAAGATTTTGAACAACCAACTGCATGAATCCATTTAGCTGGAATCATTGTATTCATCTTAATTTCATGTGATGCTGCAATACCAAGCCATTGTCCATAATTCACACCATATGTAAAGGCGGCTCTAACAGCATTTGCTGGTCTTGCCCAAACCCTTTCCATTAATAGCTTTATATCATCAGGTGGTGTATCTCCAATTAATACTTCAAAAAGCAGAGCCATATCCTCACTTGAGCCTGGACATTTATATGCTTTTATTTTTCCTTCCTCATCAATTGAAGCTATTCCACCACCAACTCCAGGGTCAATACCTATATATTTAAAATGGGATGTCTTCATTTATTATCTCTCCTATATCATTATACAGTTTACATTTATCTCCATCATAACCAAGGTCAGCAACACCAGAATCACCATATCTAACTTTTGATGCAATAAGTGTTATTATATTCTTACCCTTACCTGCTTCTCCTTGTACTTTGTAATCATAATATGAAAAGAAGACATTCTCTGCTACTTGCTCTATTGCTCCACTTTCAGCTAAATCCGATAGTTGGGGCATCAGTGCTTTTCCTCTCGTATTATTTCTTTCTATGAATCTATTTAATTGTGATGCTAAAACAACAACACAATCATTTTCTTTTGCTAACCATTTATAATCATTAACAAGCTTCTCTATCTGTAATCTTCTTTCTGACCTATATCCTTCACAAGAAACAAGTTGTATATAATCATCAAATATAATATCAGGTTTAAATCTTTTAACCTCCGCAGATGATGCCAAAAAGTCTTTAAGATTATCAAACATTAAGAAATTTTCTTTTGAATATTTATCTCTTATATTATCTATTGTTTCGTTAATAGCTTTAAGAGAATCATCGCTAAATATATTTTTTCTTACCATTCCATAAGATAGCTTTCCAGATTCTAAACATATTATCTTTTTCATCAATTCAGAATTAGGTAATTCTCTACTAAAAAACATAGCTCTTTGACCCTGTTCTAATGCTTTTGCTAACATATTAACCATTACAGTAGTTTTACCATGCCCTGGTCTTCCACCTATAATTGTTATCTCACCTCTTGTTAAACCACCTGACCATTTATCCATATTATCATATCCAGTTGTGATTAGTTTTGTTGATTTATTTTTTATGCTTAGCAGAGTAGCTGATATTACATCTTCAATATCTTGAATTTGACTTGGTCTTACATCTAAAAGTTCTCCATATAAAGAATGTGCTTCATTAATAACATCATAAACATCTGTGNGGTTGTTTTTTGCTTTCTCTTGAATTTCCTCAGAATTAACAATTACTTTTCTAAGTATGTATTTTTCATATAGNTGATTAGCATAATANGCAGCACCACCATTTCCAGGNGCGGCACTATAGCAAATAGAAATATAGTGAGCAGTTAGACCTTTCTTTACTTCTTTATCATTTAACGCAGAGGCGACTGTAACCATATCAATCTTTTCCTTTTCCCTTGTCATTCTTTTTAATTTTCTCCAGAGCAATCTTGCCTTATCTTGATAAAAAACCTCATCGTTTGATAAGTATTTACTTACGTTTTCATATTCTTCTGGATACATTATAACAGCTCCAAGAATCGCATCCTCGGTGGCGCTATCATATGGTAGAGTTAACACCATATCCTTCTCCTTTCTAGAACAGTTGAGTCTGTGCTGTTCTTCGCTTTATTATTTCAATGTAATCTGGATTTAGTTCGATACCAATCCATTTTCTTCCCAGTTCCTGAGCAACAAGAGCAGTTGTTCCACTTCCTAGAAATGGGTCAAGCACAATGTCGCCTTCTCTGCTTCCAGCTTTAATGCATAATGCAGGTAGTTCAGTTGGAAAGACTGCAAAGTGAGCTTCCTTTAAAAATGCTGTATTAAAAGTCCAAACACTTGAACGTCTAACATCTTTTATCTTTATTGCATCTGCATTAAAGTAGTATTGTTTTTTCTTTGTAAACAAGAAAATATATTCATGTGATTTAACACATCTATTGTTTACTGCTTCTGGCATAGGATTTGGTTTATGCCAAATAATATCTTGTTTTAAGTACCATCCTTGTTTTTGCATTTCAACTGCAAACATCCAAGGTACTCCTGATAAATCTCCATCTTTTAAATAAGCATGCTTTGGTGGAGCAGCTCTTTTTTGTCTATACTCATTTCCAGTTGTTGAATTTGTTATACTATTTTTGTCGTAATGGCCACCTTTTGCTCCAAAAAAAGTATCTCCAATGTTTACCCAAACAGTTCCATCGTCTTTTAAAACTCTTTTAATTTTACTAAATAATTTTGCTAAATTGGAGACAAAAATCTCTGGTGATGATTCCTGACCGAGTTGGTCATCATTATCATAATTTCTAAGTCCCCAATAAGGCGGTGAAGTAACTACTGTTTGGATACTACTTGAAGAAATCTCATCAATCTTTGATAAGCAATCTCCTGATAGTATCATTCCACTTCTCCTCTTTCTCTTCTAATTCAATAATTCTATTTTCAGTTCTGTTTATTAGTTCTTCTGTAACTAACGTATTATATTCAGTGTACTTTCCAATCATTCCCCTGTATTCTTCAAGGTCTGATTTGTACCAATCGATAATTTGTTGTCTGTCTGACCTTCCTGTGTATTGACCTTTTTTTCCTGCCATCCTGACATCCTTTCTTCTAAGGCTTGCATAACAGCATCCATAAGCTCATCACGATTCACTTCATTTATCTTATACAAAGATGTTTCATCTTGTACAGGTAAAGCTTTCATTGGCTCATGTTTGAAGAAGATACCCCATTGCTTCTCTTTTATTATGTCACAAACAAGCTCTGCTATTTTGGTTTTCATTTCGTTCCACCTCCTTTCTTTGGCTTTATTCTGCTGCAAAGAATATTCGTGTATAACTGCTTCATACTCATCAAAAAATCTACCACCATCACTTGTCAGATACGTCGCTGTTAGCTCCGTCTTTAGTAGACTTTTCAACCACATTAAGTACGTATTGTTTAAATTCATCTTTTTCATTTTTCCATTCATGATAGTTGTCTATTATAAACTCTATATTATACACTCTTTTTGTTAGATTTTCCAGACTTACTATTAGATTGCTTACTACTCTTTGCATCTCCTTCATTGTCGGTTTCTTTTTTGCCATCTTTCTCCTTTTTGTTGTCCTCTATCTCTACTCCAACATCTTCTACTAAATCTATATGTTTTGTTTTACTTGATTTTTCAGAAATCTCATCAATTTTAGAAATCATTCCTCTTAACTGATTCTCTAATTTTTCAACTTTGATTTTTAATCTTGCAATATCGTTTTCCATATCTATTGCTCTTCCCATATTATCTCCTTTATTATGTTAGTCGTATGGGCATACAGATTTCTAAGCTATTTATTGACATTACTTT